TACCTGCGCGACCCTGTTGAAGAGGCTCGTAAAGGCTTTGGTGGGAGGCTTCAAAGGCAGATGCAACGGCTTCTGTACGCTCGTGGCGGGCATCAGGCAGGGCAAGAGGAGCAGATATGACCGTCCTTGATGCGTTAGGTAATTACCTTGTCTCAAACGGTATTGGGACTCTGGCTACAACGATTTTTTTGGCTCGGATGCCTGATTCCCCTGATGCTTGTGTGACTCTGTACGAGTCGCAAGGGGCAGGTGGGGCTAGTACCTTCGGTGCAGGGGTTACGGCGTTTGATGTGCCTCGTATCCGTGTTTTGTGCCGTGCTGGGCGTAACGACTATCAAATTGCTCGCGCGAAGGCTGTGGATGTCCGCAATTTGCTGGGCGCTGTCCGCAAAACGACCCTTTCTGGTGTCGGGATTTTGACGATTTTGGCGACCAGTGAGGTGTACCCGATGGGGCGCGACGGCGATGACCGTCCAATTATCGGATGCGATTACAGCGTATGGCTGTCGTAGCAAATCCTTATGGGGGTTCGGTTTCAGAGGATAAAGAGCCACGATGCTGGCGATGCAAGAAGATGCTGGCGGTTCTGGTCACGCGCCCGTGGGTAATTATCTGCCATCGGTGTAAAGCCAAAAACGGAGCATGATTGACTTTTGGGGGCAGGGCAGGTAAGGTTTCTCCAGCGATTGATTGTTTGAAGGAGGACAGTAATCGGTCGGGAGTTGTTTCAAGTCTGCGGATTTTGGAACCTTTGTTGGCATTGAGGTGCGCTCTTTAGAGCCAGTTGTACTGGTAGTTGTATTCGCCTATTTAGGAGGCGCTGTTGTTAAAACGCTTATTACTTTGTTGTTGTTTGTTTTGGGGCACTTTGAGTGCTCCCGTATTTGCAGGGGTTCCACAGCCTCCTGTGTCATCTGAAAAGGTGGTGAAAAGGTCTGTGTCAATTCCATCTGACAAATCTCGTCGTTGTCCCAAGTGGGAACCGTTGATGAAGCAGATGGGTTTGAAGCCGATTGAGGTGTTTAGTTATTTGGCTTGGCGCGAGTCGCGTTGTACGCCCAAAGCGGTCGGGTGGAACTACCGCAAAGGCAAGAGCGTTAAGGACTGCAAATTGATGCCTTACGATGCGTACAGGAAGTGTCCTGCTGTGAAATCGTATGACTCTGGTCTATGGCAGGTCAATTCAAGTTGGAAAACGGTAACGGCACAGGTGTGCAAGTCCCCACAAGGCGACATGACCGTGCTGTTTGACCCTGTGTGCAACGCAAAAGTGGCTAAGTACCTCTTAGACAATGGTGGATTCAACCATTGGTCGTTGAAAAGATAACTACGGTTTAGCCCAAGCCAACTGGCTTTGGTAGTAAATTCAGATGCGTAAGTGTCCTTGTGACCTCGGCTTTCACCGTTCGTGCCCTCAGTGGTCTGTGGGAACTGAGGTGCTTTGACGCCTTGTTTTCAGGAGTAGAAATGCCTAAATATCGTGTTTTGCAGGGGATTGACTTCCCTCCTGACCGCCGCGTTGAAGCGGGTGCAATCGTGGACGACTTACCTCCTAAAGCAATCAAATGGCTCCGCGAGCAAGGTTTGATTGAGTTGGAAGATGCGAATAGCGCGGACGAATTTACTCTAGTCAAAGATGTTGTGGCGTCAAAAAAGACCCCTGATGTCGTTGCTGATGTGGTTCTTGAAGAAACGGTGGAAATCTAATGGCTTTTATTCATGGTAAATCAGTGTCAGTGCTTCACGGCACTACGGATTTGAGTTCTTTTTTGAACGAAGCCAGCACCGCGGTACAGGTAGATACTGCCGAAACAACCACTTTTGGTGCCGCTGGTGGCGGAAAAACCTACATTACTGGTCTAAAAGACGGCACTTTGTCGTGCTCAGGTTTGTTTGACGGTGCTTCTACAGCAGTTGATGCTGTGTTGACAGCAAGTTTGGGTTCCGATTCTTTGTCCCCTGTAACTTACGCGCCAGAAGGGTTTGCCATTGGCTCGCGCGTTGCTGTTTTGAAGGCTAAAAGCACTTCTTACCAAGTTTCTTCACCTGTTGGCGATGTGGTGTCGGTTTCTTACGACGCTCAGGCTGATGGAGGCATTGACGCAGGCGTTTCTTTGTGCTTGTTGGCATCTGTATCTTCTACAACCAACTCCACAAGTCACGACAACGCCGCTTCTAGCGCAAATGGCGGATTGGCGCAGTTGCATGTGACGGCGAACACCCGCGATGTGGGCACAGTTTTTAAGGTTCAGCATTCAGCCGACAACTCAACTTGGGCTGACCTTGCAACTTTTACAACCGTAGCAACGGTTGTTACAGCATCGGAAAGAGTCGCTATCGCTAGTGGCACTACCGTCAACCGTTATCTTCGGGCACAGGCAACTTTGTCCGCTGGTACGGGTTCCATCACCTATCAAATTTCCTTTTCTCGGAGGTAACACACATGGCTTTTGCACATGGTAAATCAGCAGTATTCAAATTGGACGATTCGGGTGGCACCCTTCGTACCTTGTCAAGTTATGTTTCAGAGGTTAGTTTGCCTCGCAACATTGACACGGCAGAAACAACAACATTCGGCGCGTCAGGCAATGCCAAGACCTACATCGTAGGTTTGTCGGATGCGACTATCGGCGTGTCAGGGTTTTTTGACGCTACTGCTGATGGTTATTTGGCTGGCGTGGTCGGTAATGCCGCCACCTTGTCCTTTGAAATTGGACCTGAAGGTAGCACCGCTGGTGCCGTAAAGTACACAGGCGAGTGTATTATGACCTCGTACCAAGTTGGTTCTTCCGTTGGAGATGTTGTATCTGCTTCGGCTGACTTTCAAGTTACAGGTGCCATCACTCGTGGCACTTACTCATAACCAATAGGAGAAAAACCGTGTCCCTTCGTGACCGCATTTTAGCAGTAGATGATTCCCAGAGAGAGCAACTTGTTGTTCCTGAATGGGGTATGACCATTGAAATCAGAGGTATGAGTGGTGCTAGTCGCGCTTCAATTACCCAAGACGCCGCCGATAACAACGGCACTATCAACTTCGGCAAAATGATGCCTGAAATCATCGTCGGATGCGTATTTGACCCTGAGACTGGTGAGCAAGTGTTTACTGCCGATGACCGTTCTTTGGTGATGGAGAAGTCGGGTGCGGCGTTGGACAAGATTGTTACTCTTGCTATGGCTTTGTCAGGTTTCGGCGAAAAAGCGGTGGATGAAGCGGGAAAAGGCTCCTTGTCAATAGCGAGCGCCGATTCCTCTTTAACCTAGCGGAGTTGCTAGGGCGTACCGTGGCTGAATTGCTTTATGGTTCGCCCGCTCATAGACCGATTTCTTCTGCGGAGATAGTGGAGTGGGTGGCGCTGTTTAAGTTGAGAAATCACGAACAGGCTCAACAGGCTCAACGACAAAGCAGGAAGTAATTTATGGCTGATGATATGAATATCCAAGCGGTATTGTCAGCCGACGCGTCAGGGATGGTGCGGGGCTTCAATAGTGCTACTGCTTCCGCTCAACAACTTCAAGCAAAACTAAACCCTCTCAACCGTTCTTTATCAATCGCTGGCGGGGTTATTGGTGGTGCTGGTTTTGCCATGTACAAGATGGGCAGGCAGGCGTTTGATGCCGCGGCTCGTGTGTCGGAGATGCGTGTGGCTATTGGCGCTATTGGTAAGGCGTCGGGGCTTGGCGAAAAAGCCATTATGGACACCGCTAAGGCAATTCGCAAGCAGGGAATTGAGATGGCGGCGGCTCAAAAGATTGCCATTACCTACGCTCAAAACAACCTGAATATGGCTGACGCGGCAAAAGTTGCCCGTGTCGGTCAGGACTTGGCTGTTATTTCTCAACGAAACTCTACTGATACGGCTGAATTGCTGACGAGGGCTATCCAAACGGGTAACTCACAGTTGTTGAAATCGGCGGGTATCTCGCGTATGGCTGGCGAAGCCTATGATGAATACGGCAAGAAGTTGGGCAAGAGTTCTACATCTTTGTCTGCTTTGGAGCGTCAGCAGGCTATTACGAACTTGATTCTGTCTGAAGGAGCAAAGGTAGCGGGTATTTATGAAGCCGCGATGACCGAACCCGGCAAGGTCTTGCGGTCATTCCCTCGTTTGGTCAACGACATGCAGGTTGCTTTAGGTCAATCTTTGCTTGATGGTTTCGGACCTGCAATCAAGGTGTTTTACGATTTTACCAAAGCGATATCGCAGGCTGTCTCGGAGGGCGGTGCGTTTCATCCAATGGTGCAGGTGATGAGTGGTGTGATGACCCAGTTGCTTGAACCGCTTGTAAATGGCATCAGCGCCATGACCAATTTTGTTAAATCTTTAAGTTTGAGCCAATCAGGTGTTGCTTCGGCGACTGCTTCGGTGTCTAAGTTTTTGCCTGTTTTGGCGGCGATGGGCACGGGGTTGTCGGTGTTGGCTGGCAAGAACATTTTGAGCATGATTCCTGTAATTGGTAAATATGCCTCGGTATTTAACCCTTGGGTCGGGGCTATTACAGTGCTGGTGGCTCTAAGTCCTCGGTTAAGAGAGTCCTTTATGCGTATTGTCAAGGCGTTTTTGCCTCTGCTTCCCGCAGTAAAAAACACGGCTATCGCGTTTACAAAGATGGCTGAGAAGATTGTGGAAACCATCGCCGATGTGGTGGATGTTCTGGTCGGACCGCTGACTGTTGCTGTATCTATTTTGTCGGCAGGCATCTACTTGCTGACATCGGCATTTGGTTCGCTGGAACCCGTCATCTATCTCATTGGTTCCGCAATGCTCATCTCTTTTGTGAAGGGTGCCGTTGCTGGTAATCAAGCAATCAAAACGCTTGTCTTTAACTTGCACTTCATGGGCTTGCAGTTGAAAGAGACGGCGATGCGACTGAAGAGTAACTTTGCATTTGGGTTGCAACAGACGGGTTCGGCTCTAAAGGCTTTTTCTGCTACGGGCATCGCCGCATTCAAGGCTGTTGGATTGGCGGCGAAAGCAATGGCTGTTTCGCTGATGGAAGTGTTGTTGCCGTTGATAGCAATTTTTGCTGTTATCAAGGTTGTTCAGATGTTGGGGGCGGCGTCTAAGCAGACTAAAGAGCGCACAAACGATTTGAATGACGCTTTGAAAGAGAATGTTGAGGCTCTGAAGGGCAATAAAGAGGCTACTTTGCAGTATCTTGCTTCGCTTGATGGGGTCGCAAAGCAACTGACGATGACAGGCAAGGACGGCGACAAACTGACGAGCGCGTTGAACACGATGGGTGTCAGTGCTACGGATTTTGCTGACAAGTTAACGCTTTTGAAGGGCGCTCAGGACAGGGGTGGGGTGGCAAGAGTGGCTTACTATAAGAGTCTTTTGTTGGCGCAGGGCGTTGAGGCAAGTCAGGCACAATTAATTGCTGACCAAGTGCATTCTCAGGAGGCTTT